TCCGCCTGTAGCTGCTGCTCCAGCAAGATTAGCCCGCATTCCTTGTTCACGCAGGAATGCCATCTGTGGTGATTCTTGATAAGCCTGATTAAATGCGTCTTGCCCTAAAGCACCAGACAGAGCAAGTTGCTGCTGTAGTGCAGTGGTACCGGCCTCACGGTAAGGATCAAACATTCCTTCCGCACGACCAAATGCGCCAGTGATATCCTGACGTCCTTGGCCTATACCTTGGTTGAATGCCTCAAGACCTTGCGTAGTGCCTTGCTGGATTTGACCTGTAGCCTGAGCCTGAGCCGCTCGGATTGCGTCAGCGGCACTACCAAATCCAGTAGTTAAATCTGTTCTGCCCTGCCCTAGCCCGGCGACTAGACGGTTATACGCTTCCTCTGAGCCAGTAGAAATGTCTCCACGAGCCTGACCAATACCTGATGCTAACTGGCCTTGTGCCTGCTGTAACGCGCTAGATAAGTCTCCTCTAGCTGTTTCAATGCCAGTGTCTAAACGACCCAATCCTTGCTCTACGCCGGTTGTAATATCACCTCTAGCAGTAGCTGCTGCTGCCGCCAGATCATTTAGACCTATTTGAGTCTGACCAGTTATATCGGTTCGGCCTGTTTGATTGATAGAATTTAGAAGATTTAGCGCAGCTTCCGCACTGCCTGTAAGAGCTGTTTCTGAGCCTGCTAGACCTGTGGGGATAGTGTCTCCATCGCCGCCAAAAGTTAGGTCAGTGCTGCCTAAAGTTAAGTCAGCTCCACTACTTAGATTTGTGCCTGTGTTGGTAGATGTCTGATTAAAGGTATCATCAATAACAGTGCCACCATCGCCAACAGTGCTATCAGTGCCATCACCATCAAAAATGCCATCAGCGAGACGTTTTTCAAACTCACGACCTAATGTAACGCCACCAGTATCTCCAGCGGCATTCATCTCATCCATGACACGGTTAATGTCATCTTCTGAGACTTGGAAGCGGTTAGCAGCCTGAGCGACTGTGACATTGCCAGCGTCTATCTGAGCTTTTACCTTCTCAGCATCCGACATATTGTAATCTCGGTCTGCGGCAACATCGCTTAGAATGCTATCTACGACTTGAGATTCTGTCAGGCCAGTGTTTTTAGTGAGATAATCGGTAACATCAGATACAGGGGCGTCAAAGTATTTAGCGACTTGAGGAGCTGTTGCCACGCCAGCAACAATCAAAGACTCTAGCTTCTTAGTCTGCGCTGGTGTGAAATTACCTTTTTCGTAAGTCTCTTTTGGAACTCCGCTAATCACTTCCATCGTAAAACTTTCGTCTACGTTAAAGTGCTTGCTAACATCTGAGACATTCAGCTTTCCGGCATTCATTAGTCCGGTAATAGTGTCTACTTGATCCTGAGTGTAATTCCCCGTGGCAGGGATAGACTGCATTATCTCTTTGGCTTCTCGGTTATCAATAGTCTGAATTGACATATTGTCCATAGGCAAGCCTAATGCAGCCGCAGCATAATTAGGCGTCACACCAAAATTCTGCGCGACCTCGTCAAGCGAAACGCTACCAGACTGAACCAGATTTTTGACCTGATCGATTTCAGCTTGCGAATAATCATTGTCTACCGCAATGCCAGCTAAAGGATTTATAGCCATTCTTATCGCTCCTGCCCAGAGTTGAGGATTCTACTCATTTGCTCTGTGGTGACTAACTGAGATGGTTGCGCAGGCTGCATAGCCTCTTGCTTACCGTAATTGTCGTAGTGCCACTTAGCGTAACCCTCCAGGGTTCTAAACTGAGGGTCACCTCCGGCGATAAGCTGGTCTTTCAGTCTAGCGTAGTCCGCAGCCACGTCTGGGCGCTTGCGGAGATATTCTTGAGTATCGAACGCAGTAAAGGTAGTTTGAGCTGTATCACCAAAGTCAGGCGCCTGAATGGGCTGGAATTGAAGACCTTGAGGAGATGTTAATCCTGAAAGCGCGTCAAAATTGATTGGCACATTTCTAGGCTGAAGAGCACTGTAGTCTATATCCTTGCCCAAAATAGCGTTGCGCTGACCCATTAATCCTGCAAGCACCGCCTCCTGAGCCATGCGATCCCCAGATTGCATTTGCTCAATCATGGGTCGGAAAGTAGACCCGGCCATACCAAGGTTCTGGTTCAGAGCCTGCTGTCGGATGTCTTGAGCCTGTTGGTAACCAGGTAAAAGGGCTTGAGATGCTCGCTGCCCGTAATCCTGAATCAAACCCATGTTAGCCTGGCGCTGCGCCTCGGCTTGGGCAATCGCATCCTTTTGGGCTTTGTTTCCAAGTACCGAGCCACCTAAGCTGGCCGCTGCCATTGCAATAGTTAAGGGATCCATTATCTCACCTACTTAAATTTCGTTGATTTTAGCATATTTAGACTGCGACCCATCCCTGCGACTTATCGCCACCTATGTCGGGCTGCATCTTCCTGTACTGCAATGACCCCGTAGTACCTGCGGAATCTATATATAAACTGTACTGCCTAGCCTCTACCACCCCCTCTGGGGACCCGGTTCCAATGATTGGAATGCTTAAACTTGCGTCCTGGGTGAACTGTCTAAACGGTTGCGCCATTGTGCCATCTGGTTGGACGATGGGCTGTGCCGCGTTGAGTCTAGGTCCTGTCACTTATCGCCCCCAATTATGTTAGCTGTGAGCTGAATGATTACCGGCTTGACCGCATCAGTGAGAGTAAATCTAAACACCTCAAACCGTGAAGCCCGGCCATTCCTGCGCCAGATAGCTCTGCGGTTATATTCACCTATTTTACCCATTGATCTGGGTCTTTCCTCGCCCCAGGTCTTACCGTCCTTTGATCTCTCAAGAACTATAACAGGATCGGTTACATCATCATTTCCCACACCTGACTCAATGGTGAGCTCTAAGCTTGGGAAAAAGATAGACTGCATGTTGTTCTGGAAGGGCTGAGTAGCTACCCGGCGGATAATTGGATTGCCATATTCTGTGTAGACATCTGGATCTAAGCTGCCGATCCTGCCATCGATTGAATCACCACAAATAATCTTGTTGTAAGCCTTCACCACCGATGAGACTCTGAACGCACCCAGAGCTCCTGACAGGAATGATTTACGCTCATGCCATCTCTGAGATGTTATGTCGTATACAAGCGTCGTAGAGGGCAGTGAGAAGCCGATAAAGTAGGCACCCTTGCTTGCGTATGCCCAAGAATAAATGCCCTCTAAGGCCGTCTCTGTAAGCTTAGAGAGTAGTGAGTCAATCGCCGTGGTTGACACCTTGACCGTAGAGTTTCCACTCAGAGCCCAGATCGCCGGTCCCTCGTTCTCTCCGCCGCCGACCCACATGAAAGTGTCCTGGGCGTTAACCAGAGAGTAGGGCGCATAGCACCCTTTCTGTAAGAATAGACCTGTGCGTTGAAACGGGAAGTCCGCTCCACCGATGTTCTGGAAAGCTTCAAAGGTCTCACCGCCAGAGATGAATAGCTGATTCTTATAGACCACCGGAGCCACGATGTCGTCCGGGTCCGACTCAGCCGTACCAAAGTCTAAGGCGTTATATGAGAGTCCGTCGTTGATGGCGGAAACAATGAACTTCTTGGAATCTGTGGTAACCAGAAAATAGCCATCAATAAATACGACGAATTGAGGATTTCCATTAGCTGTAAAGTCCGAGTCTGTGATCTGAGCAAAGGTGTCAGTCACGTGGTTGTAGATATACCCATTCCCACCAGGGACCAGGATCATTAACTGTGTGCCGTTGTCGGCCATTGAGACCCTAGCTGTTCCGGCTATGTCACCAATAAAAGTAAGGGAATAGGTGGCAGTGTTATCTACTATTGTCTCATCTAGTCGGTATAACCTGTCGCCGTTTACGAAATAGGGCTTACCCGCCATCTCGTGCGCGCCACGGTTCTCGTTATCTAGAGTTCCAGAGGTAGCGAGCTGCTCTAGGCCAGGCGTACCAAATAGGTTTTCCTGGCTTAACCCAGTGCCTTGTACAATGTTGGGATACCAGTTAGTGCACTCCTGGGCCGCAATGGGCAGGGAGTCAGATACGTAGAACCCGTTGGCTATCGGTAGCTGGGTAACAGGCATTAAAGAGCCCCTATGATCGCATCCAATACAATGATGTTGTCTGTTGTAGATTCATTTCTTACGAAGATCTCAACGTAGTCGCCATCGTCTAGCTCTAGGTTGGCAAATGTCGCTAAGCTGCGATACAGGCCGCTAGAGGTAGTGGTCGTGGTCTTGGTTGTGTTTACAATTGTGCCATTGAGCGCAATATACATTGATACCGTGTGGTTCGTTCCGCTTGCTACGGTCATGCTAACAATCGCGTTAATGATATGCCTGGCGGTATCACCATCGTGCGTGATCTTGCCAGTAGTGTCGCCGGTATAGCCAGACTCATCACCAACCACAAAAGTACCTGCGACCTTCACCGCTGTGGCAGTGCTTGCAATAACAGTCTCGGTAGAGTTACCGTGCATGGTGACGTTGGCGTACTCAGCAACACCCACTTGGCTAATGGTCACGTAGTTATCAGTAGAAGCAACAGCGATTCCGTTACCTGCCACGATGCTCGCAATGACCGGGCTGGTAGCTGTGGTATTTAGGAACAAGGGCGCGCCAGTAGTGTCGTACGAGATGTTGTGCGCGATAGTAACGCCGTTCTCAGCGGACACGTTAGTAACAATGCCGGAGCCATCTTCCAGGTTGCGGATGTTGTTGATAGTGCCATCCGTATCTAGGATAGGCGTACCAGTAACAGCGCCGTCCTGCACGATTGTGCCGGTCACGCCCAGACCGCTCACGAAGTTGTCGTAGCTGATCTTGTAGTTCGTGCCGTTAACAAAGTAGTCCATGTAGCTGTTAGCCAGGACCGTGTTCTGTTGAGTAAATTGGCTTTTCTTTCTGCCCTGCGCTCTATCAACCATTCGTGTTGTTCTCCAATCCAATGGCGCCAGTAGTCTCAGCCAGGATCTCTTCTTCCGATGCGGTGTAGAAGTGTCCTGGGTAGCCGTAGACAGTATCCTCGTTGCCTGACCCGACGGGCAGGGTAGAAGGGTTCCTAGTCGCTGCTATGCGCTGTCCCAGCAGCCTCATGGTCTGGAATCCGTCACGTGCAGCCTTAACCAAGCCCTCAGATATGACGCCTCCGTAATCAGGAGAGACCTCGATGGCTAGGTTAGCAATTAATCCTCGCAGCGCGCCTGTAGGGATAGTGACCTCATCACCAAGATCGGTGACCACCGTATAACCCAAGCTTATGCCTTGCGCGTCGAGCTCTGCCATATAGTTGTTCATGGCGAAGATAAAGTCCTGGTACTCGTCAGCCTCTAATGGAGCCTCAGATGCCTGGACCAGAATTCTTTGTAACGCCGCTTTAGCGACTTGAGCGACAGTAGCCATTATTCGTATGTTGCTCCCTTAGCTTTAGCCTTGCCCTTAGACTTCTTTTTAGCTTTAGCAGCCGCAGCCTTGCCTTCTTTCGTGTACGGGTATTTCTTTCCGTTTACCATTGGCATAGCTCACCTCACTCAAATGTTGCTTTCTTAGCCGTCTTAGCCGACTGCTTAAACGCCTTGGCCGTTGGAGCCCCTTCAGAGCCCGGCTTTCTCATGCGCTCTGGGGTTTTGCCCTCGGCCTTCTGCCGCTTGATACGCTTACGCTTCTTGTGGATGTTCTCGTACAATCCGGCCATTATTCGTACCTCACGGATTTAGCACCTTTACACTTCCAGCGCTTGCGACTCAAATTGTTTGGCGTGTTCGGGTCGTTCTGTTTCTCTTTGGGCAATCGCTTCTTGATGCCCAGCGACCTCGCACAGTAGGAATCACCCTTACTCGTACCAGGACGTACACGTGGTCCACCGCCCTTGGCTTTACCG